CCTGAAACTGCTGGTCGTCTGCAAATTGGTGAATCGCAGGAAGACAAGATCACCACCATGCTGGACGACTTCTTCCAAAACAAAATGCACTCTTTCAAAGAGTGCTACATTGCAGTGACAGGGGACCGGCGTGTTACGGGCCAGATACGCGAAGCAGTGAACCTGGGGAGCTTTCGTGGTTCGCTCCGTGAGTCGCTGAATACTGGTGTATTTGATCAAATTTTTGCAGATGCAATGAACCGCCAACTGGTGCGTGAGTATGCGCGGCTCAACCTGGGCCTGTGGCGGAACATTGTGGACATCGTTCCGGCCACGGACTTCAGAACCCGGCATCGCATTAGAGTTGGTGGGTATGCGAACCTGGTAGCTGTGAGTCAAGGAGCCCCGTATCCTGCACTGGTGAGTCCGACGGATGAAGAAGCCATCTACGCGGTGACGAAGCGCGGTGGGACAGAGGACCTCACCCTTGAGATGATTCGTAATGATGATGTGGCCTCCATTCGGCTTATCCCGCTGCGCATGGCACGTGCGGCAGTGCAAACGTTGCATGAGTTTGTGTTCGATTTCATTGCAACGAACCCCACTATCTATGATGGTGTGGCGTTGTTCCACTCGAACCATGCGAACCTGACCTCCACAGCATTTGATGCTCCTGGTGCACAGTTCATGATCCATCGTCGTCAGATGCGGTCACAAACTGAACTGAGTAACGCTAAGGCGCTTGGGATTCTCCCTCGTGTGCTGGTGGTGCCCAATACGCTTGAGGAAGTAGCATACAATGCCTTCCGTCAAGATACCAACCTGGCTCCCCGCATGGTGCAGACCAATGAAATTCGGCCACAGATCATTGTGGTTGATTATTGGACTGACACGAACAACTGGTTTACCGTTTCAAGCATTGACCAGACGCCGCTCATTGAACTGGCGTTCCTTGACGGCAACGAGGACCCTGAGATGTTTGTGCAGGATATGCCTGAAGTGGGTAGCATGTTCACGAACGACAAGCGCACCTACAAAATTCGGCACATCTACGGTGGAACCATTGTGGATTACCGGGGCTTTCAGGGCGCAATCGTCGCGTAATAATCACTGGCGTACTACGCCTGTTTTTGCAAAGATGGAGTACTGAACATGCGATCTTTTGCTGATCAAATCCCAGGGTTGGACATGCTGGTTGTTCCTCTTGGAACAATTACGGCTGATGGGACGAAAGTCTGGGCACTGAAGGTGCCTTGGAAATACGAACTTATTGGTGTGCGGACGCACTGTGCATCGTCATCTGGTACGACACCAGCTATGACGGTTGATGTATTGGGTGCAGGCGTATCATTGTTGGCGGCGGTCGTGGCAGTCCATGCCACAGGATTTACGTACACCGATGCAACCCTGGTGGCGTCACCGTATATTGCGGCGGACGCGGAGCTCAGTATTAACGTGGATGTCACTTCCACAACGCCAACCTATGTAGGTGTGACTGTTCTGCTCGCACTTCGTCGCACAAACTAAAGGTATGATGCTCCGCCGCATACTACCTGGTACTGTGGGTGTTGGATAATGAATCTCACAGAGATGTTGGCAAATTTGGATGCCGCTATCCAAGACGGTGATCGGGTTATTACAGGGCCGAATCGTGAAAAAGCGCTTCAACAAGCGGTGCGGTACTACTCAAAATTTCGGCCATATGAACATACTGTTGACATACCAGGTGATGATGGGTTTGAGTATGCGCTCCCTACCGATTTTGATATAGAGACTTCAACAATCTTAAGTATTGAATTTCCAGTTGATGTCTCAAGTCCTACAAGTCCTCGTGAGCCACGGTATCTTACTGAAAATGCCTGGTGGTTATATCGACTGCCGCCTAATGTCTTTATGCTGCGATTTACCGGCATCACCCCCGCAGTGGGTGAGACAGTGCGGGTTGTGTACGAGGGAACCCATGTTGTCACGACCAGTAGTTCAACTGTTCCCATTCAAGATAGTGACGCGGTTGTGAATAAGGCGGCATGCATTTGCTGTATCTGGTTGGCTTCACACTACAGTCAGGCTGGTGAATCAACACTCAATGCGCAGGTAGCAAATCATCAATCAAAAGCAACGCATTACCGAGCGCAAGCAAAACTCTTTTGCGGAATGTTTGATGAGTACTTAGGTATTGGACCTGATGCTCCTGTGGTTGGTGCGGGCCTCTTTGTAACGGTGATGCCGAGTACATACCCCTGGGGTGAAGGGCGTTTGACGCATTGGGAAACATTTCGAAACCCTCGCTGGAGGGCGTCGTAAATGCCATTCACTTTTAAGTTACCTAAGTTTCTTGAGCCGGGTGTGGCCCGTGCATTTATGGAAGAAGTGCTCAAACCTTTTCTTGAACATAATGCTGAGTACCTGCAATACGAATTGGAGTTGGTGACCCCCATTGGCGTTTCGTCACAACTCCGTGGAAGCTACAGTACACAGGTACGTGGAACGATTGATGAATTGAATTTTCGCGGTGTGGTTATTTCAAATTCGACGTACATTCGCGCCGTTGATGAAGGCTCACGCCCCCATTGGGCACCAATTGATAATTTGCGGGCCTGGGCAGAATTGAAAAATATGAATGTCTATGCGTTACAGATTCATATTGCCAGACATGGAACACAACCACAACATTTATTTGAAGCAGCGAGGCACAATGCTTTTCCAACTATTTCACTTGATTGGCAACGTACTGTAGGTGCGTTGATTCATAAATATCGTGCAGGGCTCTAAATATGAGTTTTACACTTGATGATATGGTAGTGGATGGGTTATGTAGTATCCTTGATCCGTTACCTATTGATCTTATTCGGTCAGCTATTGCAGAGCAATTACGCACGGTGGCATCCATTGGACGAGTGCATGAATTTGAAGTGTACATGTCACAAGCAAGTGATTTACGGAAGTACATGGGTGTAGGGTCGGGGGTTTTTCAACGGGTACATGGATGGACTATTACACGGGCTCGGTCGCCTGAGGATCGTGAGACACAACGGGAAAATATTCGTCTGCATCATTATATGATTAGGGGGTACTATGGTGTAGCAGAGTTTGGTGCGACGGAGCTCCGGTTTCAACGGCTTATTGAATATGTATGCAATGCGTTTCGTGATGAGGAAACGGATTGGGAATTAGGTGGCGTGTGCGAATACATCAACCCTCCGCAAGTGTTGCGTGTAGATCATACAATGCTAGTTGGTACACTCTGTCACTATACTGAGATACTCATCGTTGTGCGTACGAGAATCAACTGGTAGGAGAGTATACCATGGTTCAATCAATTGGGTTTCTTGATAAACTGGGTGCGGCGGACGAAGATGGTGGGTATGGTGTTGAGGCACTGATTACCCAGCTTCTTTCAATGATTAGTGAGAACATCGTTGATCAACCCCGCCTTGTTCGATCAAATGTGTTGGACGGTCGGCCGCAAACGCGCCAGGCTGATCAGGGAACCATCTCCATTGGTGGTGATGTTACGACACGCTTTCGGTACCAGGATGCCAACCCGTTTTTGAAAAACTGGTTTGGATCATACGATGCTGTGACTGGTAGGTATGTTGCCATTGGGACGACCGAAGGGTTGTCTATGACGATGGCAATTGAAAAGAAAGTGAGTGTCTGGACCTACACTGGCTGCAAGGTTCATAAGATTGTCATTGCAGGAACGCCTGACGGTATCATGCTGACGGCTTCACTGTATGCTACGCACTTGAATAAAGCGTCGTCATTGAACACAGCGTTAGTCCTCAAGGGATTAATTGATCCTTCGAATAATGCCATGTTTCACCATGTGGTTATTCGGGCACGTGACCACGGGGCGGCGCTCTCTGACGCTGACAAAATTAAGGTGACAACGTTTACGTTGACCCTTGAACGCCCATTGGACCAGGTGTTTGTTAATGAGCAGCAGGGTTTCATTGAGCCGTCTGAGAACAACTTCCGGAATATTACGCTGGCGTTTGTTATTCCACGATATAATGCTGATACCTGGCACACGTGGAAAGACAATAAAACTCGGTTGCAATTTGATTTTCGTATGACTGATCCAATATCCGGGAAGGTGAGACTCTTTCAATTTCCTAATGTGGAAATTGATACCGCGTCGTCGCCCGTGGGTGGTCCACCTTCCCTCCCCATTAACATCACAGCTATGGGGTCGGAGTCTGAGGACTTCGTGATTTCGGATGGCGTGTCGTTTGATAGTAGCGACAATTCAATTAACCTGAGTAGTGCGAGCGTCGTGCATGCTACTGGGACGCTCACCTTAACCGGGTCAGTTGCTGATCTAGAAACAGTGACCATTGGTACGGATGTGTATGAGGCTGATACTGAACCAGGAGTAGGCAGTATTACACCTGGGCGTATTCAAGTTGATGTTTCTGGCGGAAGTACAGTGAAGGCGCAAGGGACACTGACTCTTCCAACACAACCAACGCTCAATGATACGATGACTATTGCTGGTCGGGTGTATACTTTCGATGCGAATGGGGCATTAGTCAATACTAATGGGCATATTGAAATTGGTGCGAACCTGGCAGCAACGCAACTCAATATTGAGCATGCCATTAATCGGACAGGGACTCCCGGCACGGGGTATGCCTCGGTGATGGTCAAGCATACTCAGGTAACCATTGCGGCGTTTTCAGCAAATGCAGCAGTGATCACAGCAGTTAAAGGTGGTACGGCTGGAAATGCTCTGGCAACCACTGAGACCTTTACAGCGGTGGGGAACGTCTTTGATGCAGCTACGCTGGGAACGACCACGGCAGGTGTCAACCCCACAGCGGCTGAGTTCATTACTGCGTTGTTAGCCGTGATTGCGGCATCTGGAACGGCTGAGGTTGATGCAGTGCAAGGCGCTGGAACCACTATGGTTGCGACGGCGCGTGTTGGTGGAACGGATGGGAATGCCATTCCAACAACGGAGACCTTGACGAATGGAAGCTGGGGCGCGACAACTCTGTTGGGTGGTACGGGTACTGAGGACGTGTTTGGTTTCTGTGTGCCTGGGGCTGACTGCTACATTCAGGGTTCACCAACGGCAGGGAATAATGGCGTTGCTGAAGTACTCACACGTACTGATCATAAAATTACCTTGGCTGCATTGGCCGATGGTGGTCTTGATCTGACGACGGAAGCGGCTGGGGCATTGGTGCAGGTAGTAACTCGTTCCCCGGATGTCATCGCTTATGAGTTATAATCATGGCACTGAATGATTGTGCAGGATGGGCGCGGGAAGCAACCATTGAGGAGCCTACGTGGCCCTCAGTGGCTCCCGCTCGTATTACGCGGTTACTGCCGAATATAAACCTTGATTTGCGTACTGGTGCAAATCGGCAGTTTACTCCTGCATCTGATGGAACACAGATTGGCTATGTGTCATCAGATGTGACAAACTTTACTCCCTCATTTACTGTGAATATGCCGATGCGGTATGGGGGGCTTGAAGATATTATTGTGAGCGCGATGGGCATGCAAGCCAGGTGGATACAATCAGTGCAGATGCCTGAAGTGTTAGTGGCTGGTCGGGCATATCGGCATCTTTTTGAACTTGATACAAACCTGGGCACAGGGATGCCGTGGATTCAAGTTGCTGATGGGGTGTTCTCTGATGATGTGACTCCCATGCAGCGGAAAATGCGACGTGGTACATTGGCAGTGGTAAGAGAATTCACGGTATGGGAATACCTTTCGTGTATGATAGATCAAATTGCCTTTGGTTGGGAAAATACAGGTGAGGGGCACTGTAATATTCAAGGGTTAGCGTACAGTGTGCGGCAGGACCCTGCTGTCAATACGCTTGCTTCCATGCATAAAGCAATGATCAATTTTGCTCCCTCGGTGTTCTTTCATCAAGGTGTACTGCGTATCAAAGATTACAGTGCGTCTGAGCCCTTGTTAGTTGGGCATAAAATGAAGACACAAACGTGGAATGTCACAGTACAAAATATTTTACAAGTAACACAAGGACGACGTACTGGATTAAGCAGTGAAGAATTCGAACGAGGCGGTGCGCCGTTGGTGCTGGGCTCATTTAATCTTCCTCGGTATGTCAATAATATATTTGTGGATGCCTGGCCGACAAATACACGGTTAATGATGGACTTGAAATTTACTGGACCGCTTATTCATGGTACAAATATACCATATCAAGTAAATTTTTATGTGCCTGGCTTCTATGTGATTCAAGCAGAGCCGGTTGGACCCACGCTGGCTCGGGCAAATCTTCCTATTCAGTGGTATGCTGCTGTTCCTCCCGTGTGGCCTGCGGGGTTCCCGGTTGGTGTGAAAAAAGGCCCATTGATGATTGAGTTAGTAAATCATATCTCCGCCCATTCACTTTTACCATAAGGGGTAATTGAATGCCTATTATTATGATCAGTAGTAAAGAGAAACTCGCATTTCGGATGTCTGACGATGATGAGTCAGTCATTTATTATCGTCGGTTGCCTCCCACAAAGCGGGCTGAACTCGTGCAGAAACACACGGCGTTCGGGGATATCAATAATTTGGCTTGTCAAGTTGATATGTGTAAATATTGCATTCGGGGTTGGGAGCACCTGTACGACGCTGATGAGCAGGAGATACCGTATACTGAAGAAGCGATTGAGGACCTCCCTACGCCAGTGATTTTACGGCTGATGGAAAAGATTAATGAGTCAAGTCCGGTAGAAATCATAAAAAACTTCAGGAAACGGTTGAACGGCGCTTTGCCCTCAACGGCATGACGTGTATGAAGTGTCGGGCACAGCGCCAGCAAGACCACCTGGAAGTACCGTGTGACCGTGGTGGGTTGTCTGCGTGCTGGGCCTGGGAGCAATATGGAGTGAGTCCGGGTACATCTGAATTGTATGATGATACTTTCGCTTTGCAGTTGTATGGTGATGCTCGGCGGTTAGGTTTGGACAATGTGTTGCAGCTTCGGCATCTTGAGTTAACGCCCTTTGAAGCGGATAATTTAATGATACGTCTGGTGTGGCTCACAGATTATTATCCAATATTTGAAGAAGCGTTTAAGCGTTCGCAGCAGGGTGATGCATAGGATACGAGGTTTTACTCGTGGCTGAAGAACAGGATATTGTTCTCGGATTAAGTGTTAACGATCAAGGTACGCCCGTTATTGAGCGGTTTGCTCAAGCGGCGGGCGTGGACCTGCGTCAAGCGATTGCTGGTACAACAGTCACTCTTGAGCAACTTGAAGCAGCCCTTACAAAGATCGGTGCGGTAAGTCAGACAGGTTTTCAAACGATTGTGGCGTCGCTTGAACAAATGAATACTGCGGCGTTGACAACGGCTGAGTCAGCACTGAAACTTACGAAAGCTGATACTGAATTAACTGAGAGTCTTAATCAAGCGCAAAAAGTTATCAGTCCTCTTGAGGCGATGTTGGTAACGTTAACGCAATCAACAAGTCTCTCGGCTACTGAGTTGGATAAACTTACCCGGTCGTTTGTGTCATGGCGTAGAGCAAGCGATGCTGATCCTGAATTACTCCATGCAATCAGTGGTGCTTTAATGGAGTATGGTATTCAAACGGGTAGCGCGGCTGAGATGGCGGCGCTGTTTACGAAGAATATTTATAGTGAAGATGAGGCGCTACGCCGTCATTATGATGAATTAGCAAAATCAGCAGCCGCAACAGAAGCATCAATTACATTATCAAAACAAGAACAAGCAGTTATTGAATCAAAACTTGCGGCGTATAAAGCTGAACGCGAGGTTGTTGATAATTTTACCGCTGGATTAAGTGAACTTGTAACAGTTGAAGAACAACAAATATCAGCATCACGAGCTGCTTTACAGGCAGTGGCTCAAGCTCAGGCAGCATATGCCGCAGAGCGAGAGACGATCGATCAATTTACTCAGGGTATTTCTGAATTAACTGTTGAGCAGGAACGGCAGGCGCAGGCTGCAAGTAAAGCAAAAGCCGCGCTTCAAGCTGAGCGTGCTGTTGTTGATGATTTTACAGCAGGGTTATCATCATTAGAAGCTGAATTTCTTTCAACTGATGTTGCTGAAGGATTGTTGTTAGACCGGGGTAGGGAAGTTGTTACCCAGTTGTCACAAATGCAAACAGCCTTTGATACAGTGAAGGCTGCGCTCTTAACACTTGGTGTAACGGTTAATGAGGAAGGTCAGTTCATTGAGGCGTTAACAAAAAAAGTAATTGATTTTAAGACAGCTGACCCGGCAGTTCAGCAACTCATCCGTACACTTGTTGAATTTCATAATGAATTAAAAACATTACAAGCGGCGGCGCAGGTTACAGGAAAATCAATTGATCTGCTGGCTGACGCAGCAAGTAGTGTTGACCCCCCATTACGCACGTTGTTCACTTATACTGAAGATATAGCGGCTTCATTAAGTCAAGTGAATGCTATTCAAAATACATTTAATAGATCAATGGTTGAATCAGGCAATACCATTCGTAGTCAAATTGAAGCCTATACAACTGCGAAGGCGTCACTGGCACAACTTGGTGTTGAAATTAATGAAGATGGACAGGCACTTGCCCGGTTTGGTTCAGTTGCTAGTGGTCCTGCCGCTACAGCATTAAATAGTTTACATGCAAGTATTGAACATTTGCATTCAGCGTTTATTACATTAGGATTGGACTCGCCAAAAACATTAGAAGCAATTGATATAGCATTTGATAAATCAAAGTTACGAGTTGATCAAGCTGGAACAAGTATTGCAAAACTACAATCAGTCGTGAATAGTCTTCAGTCGACGTTCTTAAAATTTGGTGTGACTATTGGTGAGAACGGACAGTTGTTTGATCGTTTTGGTCAAGCTATTGAGGGTAAAGCTTTACCTGGATTGCAGCGGCTTCAACAACAAATGATTGCAACTGAAGCTGAAGTCAAACGTTTAACTGCGGCACACGATGAATCAAAAGCGGCAAGTGAAGGATTTAGTGCATCAATTCTTGCAACAACTGCTCGTGCAGCACTCCTCGTACCTATTTATAGTGGAGTATTTCAGGCTGTCAATTTCTTGTCGCAAGGATTTGTTGATGCGGTGTCTGCAGGTATTGAACATGAGCGTCAGCTGACCCGATTACAAAATGCTTCAAATCTTACCGCTGAAGCGACAGAACATATTAATGAGAAGATACGAACACTGCCTGCTATTCTAGGCAATGCTACTGAGTTGACTAACGCATTCAGTCAGGCTTTGCGGGCTATGCGTAATGAAAATGATGCTTTTTTGTTATTAGAAGCTAGTGCGAATTTGGCAGTAGCCGCGAATGTTAAACTTGATGTTGCTATGAAAGCAGTGTCACAGTCGCTTAAGGTGTATAAGCTTGATGCAAGTGAAGCAACGAATATTGCTGATGCGTTGTTTGCTGCACAAACGCGGGGCGCTGGAACGTTTGATCAATTTCAAAATGCTTTAGAGAAATCGTTAACGTTAGGTGCTCAGCTCAATTTTACATATAAGGACATTTACGCGGCTCTTGCTGAGTTGTCATTACAAACGCAAGATTCAACGAAAGCGGGTACGGCACTTACCTCTATCTTCCGTGGATTGCTAACACATGGGAAGGAATTTGCAGGTATTCTTGATGAAGATGTACGTGGACTGACCAGTATTAAAGCATTGTTTGAGTTGATTAATCCGATATTGGCGCGGAATAAAGATGCAGCAACGGACCTGGTTGGTTCAGCTGAATCATTAACAGCGGTGTTTGCATTCCAAGGAAAGACACTTGAAGCATTAAGTGAGACATTGAAGTTAACTGGTGAATCACATGGCCGTGTAGGCGAAGCAGTAAAGCGCCTTTCACGTGATACCCAGGGTGTTTGGGATATCATTAAAAATACTGTGAGTTCTGGTGCCAGTAGTATTAATTTAAGTCTTGGAAAGATAGTAACTGATCTTGTAGAAACAACACAAGCAAATATGAAATTCCGTGAGGAGTTAGAGAAGCGTACTGACTTAACTGATTATGAACGATTCAAGGCAACGTTAACGGGTATTATCCCGCCCATTAAAGAATCACAGGAAGCTATTGATAAACATGCTACCGCGTTACAGGCGGATGCTGAGGCTGGTGCTATAGCGTTTGATGCGTTGGAGATGTATGAAACAAATTTGAAAGCTGGTATTGGTACGCTTTTAGCGCAAGGTGAAGCGGTTTCGCTCAATAATAAAGCGTTTGCTGATATTGTGGTGACACGCAAAGCTGACTACACGGCAACTGCGGCTCAAACTGAAGCGTATCTTGCTTTAGGATTGTCCCTCTTAGATATTACTACGTCGGGTCGTGAGGCGGCGTTACAGTTAGGCATTGGATTTAATACAGCTATTAAAACAGCCGCTGAATTAAGTGAAGAGATTAATCAATCTCGTCTTTCGATTATTCAAGTTACTGACGCCATTACGTTATTGAACGGCGCAAGTAAGGGGCTCTCCACTGTTCCCCTTGAACGGTTATCTGAAGGGGCAAATAATGCGGCTTTGAATTTACAGAAACTCGCGGCAAGTGGGCTGGTGGCTCTCCCACTGATTCAAGATGAGGCTCGAAAATTAGAACTGGCATTGATTAAAACGTTTGGGCGCGTACCAACAGATATCAAAACTATTTTGGATCAGATTCAACCAACGTTTACTCGCATTGCAACTGAGGGTGAGAAGGCAGGTCAGGGTGTTGCTCTGGCGTTTACTAATGCGGGAGTGAAATCAACAAAAGAACTTCAACTATTTGCTGATGAAGCTCAAGCCAGCTATTTACGGATTCGCGGTTCAGGTCAAGCAACTGCTGAAGGGATACAAACAGCGCATGCGAAATATATTGCAGCAGCGAAAGCCGCGCAAGGTATTTTAACTGAAGAACAATTAAAAGATGACTTAAAGGTACGTACTGAATTAGTAGAGACACCATCACAAATTGGTGCTTCGTATAAACTTTTTGCTACATTAACAAGTGGTGAATTAAAGAATCTGGCAGCAGGAGCAGTAGCGAACTTTCTTATCATTCGAAACTCTGGTGAATCAACAGCTACCCAACTTGCTCCGTTATTTGAGAAAGTAAAGAAAGATTGGATAGCTGCTCACGGTGCGTTAACGGCTGAATTACGAGCGCTTGATCAGAAAATTTTTACTGA